ACTACGGCAAGTCACAATGTTGCTATAGGTAGTTATGCTTTAGAAGAATCTTTAACATCTGAACAAAATGTAGCTATTGGTTATCAAGCATTAGAAACTGCAACAACTTCTAATGGTAATACAGCTATTGGTTATAGAGCTGGTAAAACAAATACTGGATCTGATAATGTTATTATTGGTGCTGATGCTGCTTCTGGTATAACAAGTGCTAGTAATTGTGTTATTATTGGTCATAATGCTGGTAGTTCAAACTTAGGAGATACAGATAATGTTATTTTAATAGGTAACAACGCAAATCAAAATACCAATGATGTTGCAGGTTATATTTTACCTAACGCAACTGTAATTGGTAATTCATCAACTACTAGTGCTAAAATATATGGACTTAGAACTAAAATAACTGATGTTGCAGTTGATCAAACTTTAACAGCAAACGACTCAGGTGAAACATTTGTATTCACTGATGCTGCTGCTACAATCACGTTGCCAGATTCTGCTAGCGGTTATATGGAAGGTGTATATTTTCACTTTATAGTACTTAATGATGATGCTGGAACAAAAAGAATACAATGTAGTGATTCTACTAATGAAGATTTAATTGGAGCAGTTACAACTGTAGATGTAGATTCGTCAGATGCTACTGGTTCTTTTGCAGTTCAAGTAGCAGATGAGTTTCATCAAATAACATTTAATGGTACTACTACTGGTAGAGGTGGTAGTAAAGTAACCATAACAAATATAGCGGCTGATAAATGGCATGTTGAAGGAACATTGTTATGTTCTGGAACACCTGCAACGCCGTTCTCATAAATATTAACATTTAAAACTAGAAATTATGCCATACGGAAAAGGAACATACGGAAAGAAAAAAGGAAGACCTACTACAAAGAAAAAAAAGGTCATGAAAAATAAAAAGAAAAAATAATGAAAGCACATAAAATGTACTGTAAAGACGGTTCTGTTCATAATGTTACATCTTTTAAAAAACATAAAGCACTTATGAAAAAAGGATGTGGTCATAAGAAAATGAAAGATGCCAAAAAGTAACGAGCCAAGAAAAACGACTAAAGGTAAAGGTCGTAATTTTCGTACTGTAAAAGAAGGTGCAGGTATGACTAAAAAGGGTGTTGCAGAATATAGACGCAAAAACCCTGGTAGTAAATTAAAAACAGCAGTTACAGGTAAAGTAAAACCTGGTAGTAAAGCTGCTAAAAGACGTAAGTCGTTTTGTGCTAGATCAAGAAGCTGGAAAAGCAAAAGAGGTTTAGCTGCAAGACGTAGATGGAAGTGCTGATATGTACAAATATAATGCAAAAGTAACTAGAGTTGTTGACGGTGATACTGTTGACGCTCTAGTAGACTTAGGTTTTGACACCTGGAAAAAAGTACGTATACGTATGATGGGTTTAAACGCTCCAGAATCTAGAACAAAAGATTTGGAAGAAAAGAAAAAAGGTTTAGCTGCAAAAGATAGGTTGAAAGAACTATTAAGCAGTGATGCATTTATATTACAATCACATGGTGTAGGTAAATATGGTAGATGTTTAGGAGAGTTATTTGTTGATGAGATTAATATAAATAAACAATTAATTAAAGAAGGCCATGCTGTAGAGTATTATGGCGGAAAAAGATAATAATATGAAATCAAGAGGATTAGGAGATAGCATACATAAGTTTACTAAAGCAACCGGTATAAAACGAATGGTTGATAAAGTTTCAGAAGGATTAAATATACCATGTGGCTGTGAAGGTAGGCGTGAAGCTATGAATATGATGTTTCCATATTCACATAAAAGAAATAAAAGATGAAAAAACTTTCACCAAGACAAAAAAAGATAGCTAGAGCTGCAAAACCTTTTAATAAAATAACTGGAGCAGATTTTAAAGCGTTAAAGAAAAAAAGACGTACTAAAAAGAAAAAATAAATATTATGGGCAAGATTAGCGGACCGTGTAAAGCAGCGGCAAAAAGAAAGTTTAAAGTTTGGCCTAGCGCTTATGCTTCTGGTTGGGGTGTAAGATGTACTAAAGCTGGTGGTCCAGGCAAAATGGGTAAGTCAAAAAAATAAATAATGAAAAAAGGTAAGAAAAAAGGTAGATGCTGGCCAGGTTATGCACCTGTAAAAGGTAAAAAACCTTTTTCACCTGGTAGTTGTAGAAAAATTAAAAAGTAATGGCTAAAGCTTATAGAGGAGTTTTAAAAGCTCGAATAAACAAACTATATGGTGGTGATGTTACTTGTAGTAAAGTTAAAAAGTTAAAATCACGTGCAGATGCTACTAAGCGTGATGTTCAGTTAGCTAACTGGTTTATTAACATGCAAGACTGTGGTCATAGTAAAAAAAATAAGTAGCGTGTAATTATCTACATATAAAGTAAACACAAATGCCAAGAAAAAAGACTAAAGGTGGAGGCACCAAAAAAGTATGTTTACCTGCGGCTAAAGTTCGTAGAATGAGTAAAGCTGAAAGAGATAGAGTTGTAAGAGCTAAAAGAAAAGCTGCTAAAGGTGGTAAATATAAAAGATCTAGTAAGTCTAATGTTAAAGGCGCAAGAAAAAAAGGAGCTACATTAAGAGACTGGTTTCAAAAAGAAAACTGGGTTCAAGTAGGTAATCCTAGTAAAAAATGCGGAGAAAAATAATATATTATGGGATATAAAAGCGCGGCGCAAAGAAAAGCTGTTTGGGCGTCTAGAAACGAACAAAAAGGTAAAAAGAAAAAGCGTAAAACAAAAAAGAAAAAATAATACCGGCCCGGTATAGGGCAAAACCAAATGTTTAATTAAAACCAAAACCAATGACATTTTTTTATTCGACTAAAACGTGGAATAGTCAACCACAAATTTCCAAAGAAACCGTTGAATTTTGGAGGCATCTAGCTGACAAAACAAACTGGAGAATAACTCAGTTACCAAATGGTTTTTACCAAACCGAGTACCAACATCCTAAGGAAGAAGATACTTGGATTGATGTAACCAGAAGAGAAACAGTTGAAGGAGCAGAAGCTGCTATCGACGGATCAGTTGATCACTACGGTAAAAAAGTAGAGTTTCTTAATGGTCCAAAAGTTGTTAAAACTTTTAAATAACATTAACTAAATTAAATTAAATTAAATGCAAAATCCACAAGACATTGTGAAGGCTTTAACATTTGGCAATGATGCTAAAGAAAAAGTCTTTGCAGGTATAGAAAAACTCACAAATGCTGTTAGCTCCACACTTGGAGCTAGCGGTAAATGTGTGATATTAGAAGACTTCATGGGAAGACCCATGATTACAAAAGACGGTGTAACTGTTGCTAACTCTGTTAATTTAAGAGAACCTGTAGAAAACATAGGTGCTACATTAATTAAAGAAGCTGCTAGAAAAACAGTTGGTGAAGCTGGTGATGGAACTACAACTGCTACTGTATTAGCTCACGCTATATTAAGCGAAGCTTATAAAAGCAAAGGCAGTGATAGTTTAAGAAATATAAAGCAAGACATACAAGATGCTTGCGATAAAACCGTTGAATATTTAGAAAACATATCAGTACAAGTTGAAGATGATATGATAGATCAAGTAGCTACAATATCATCAAACAACGATAAAGACTTAGGTAAAGTAATTGGCGAGGCTTTTAAACAAGTTGGTAAAAATGGTACTGTAATGATGGATCCTGATACAAAATCAGAAGACACTACAGTTGAGTTAGTTTCAGGTTCACAGATAAATCAAGGATTTGCTAATCCAAACTTTGTAACAGACACAGGTAAACAAACTGTTACATTAGAAAAACCTTTAGTACTATTAGTTAGTTCGCCAATAGCATCAGTAAGAAAAATACAAACTGTATTAGAATATGCTGTTAAACAAAATAGATCAATACTAATAATAGGTGAGTTAGAAAAACAACCTATGGCAGCATTGGTAATGAACAAAATAAAAGGCAACATAAAAGCTAGTGTCATAGCACCACCTGGTTTTAGCTTTTGGAAAAGAGATTTTTTAGATGATATTGCTGCTGTTACAGGAGCAACGCATATAAACGAAGAGTATGGTGATGATGTAGATTTAATTACACCTGATATGTTAGGTGAGTGTGAAAGATGTGTATCAGACGCTAAATCAACAGTTTTAAAAGTTGCTGATATACCAGAAGAAGCTAAAGAAAGAATAAAAACTATAGAAGATCAAATTAAAACACTTGATCCTAGTTTAAGAACACAAAAACTAGAAGAACGTTTAGCTATATTATCTGGTAACGTTGCAGTTATATCAATAGGAGCTAATTCAGATGTAGAGTTTAAAGAAAAGAAAGATAGAGTTGATGATGCAATACATGCTACTAAAGCTGCGGTAAAAGAAGGTATTGTTCCTGGTGGTGGTGTAGCTTTGTTGAACGCGGCTAATAATATTAAAGAAAAAACTGAAGGCGCTAATATATTTGTAGAAGCAGTAAAGTATCCATATAAAACAATACTTAAAAATGCTGGATTAGAATATATGCCTCAAAAAGGTAAAGGTAAAGGTATAAATGTTATAACTGGTAAAACAGTTAATATGATTAATGAAGGTATTATTGATCCTTTACTTGTAACTAAAAGCGCATTAAAAAATGCAATATCTGTTGCTACTACTATATTATCAACTGATTGTGTAATTAGTAATATGAGAGAGGAATGAAAGCAGTAGGTAATTATTTAGTTATAGAAGAAGTAAAACAAAAACCAACTAAAACAAAAGGTGGTTTACTTCTTACAGATAAGATAAAAGAAGACATAAGATATAGACAAGGTGTTGTAAAAAGCGTAGGTAGTCTGGTTCAAGGTGTAAAAACTGATGATAATATATACTACGATAAACACGCTGGTTTTAATGTAGAAATAAATGAAAATATATTTCTTGTAATAAAACAGCAAGACGTTGTCATTGTCTTATGAGAAAATTAGAAGCCAAAGATCTTAGAAGCATAGGTTTGCTTAAGCACTATCGTATTATACGTAAATGGGCTTGTAAAACGCACGGATTAAAAGATGCTGATCTCGAACTTCTAATTTACTTTGATTGTATGGAGCTGTTTACAAGAAAAGATTATATAGACGGAGTTTATACTTTTTCATGGGATAAAAATCGCTGGGAGCGTTTAAGACGTGGTGACTGGATAACAGTTTGGCGACAAAGAAACAACACAACTCAAAAATATACAATATATAAAACATCATTTAAGTGTAGCCAACTTATTAGTAGGATATACAGGATGTTGCTTGGTCAAGAAGATTTACCAACTAGTTTACGTAGAAATAAAATAATGGAAGGTAAATCATATTCTGACAAAGTTATGATAAAAGCAATAAACTTAGTTAATAAAGATAATAACAATTAAACAAACAAAAAATGGCATACGGAGATATAACGGGTAGCCCAAACTCTTACAAAGCACCAGGAAGACCAGGTGTACAAACAGTTAGAAGAGCTGTAGTTTTAAAAGATGCTAGCACTATTGGTAGTGCTGCTATAAACTATTTGGACAACACAAAAGATTTAGCTGAACTTTCAACAGTAGCGCACACTGAAAGAGGTGCTGGTGTTTATGTAGGTACAGCTGGTAATATATGTGTAAATCTTTCTGGACAAAAGAAAATAGCAGACAATGGAGCTACATCAAGTGCAACTACTAATAAATTAGTTGACTCTACACAAAACTTTACAACTACTGTGCAACCTAGAGATTTAGTAGTTAATACTACTGATGGTACAGTTGCTTTTGTAGGAGCTGTAGATAGTGATACTACGCTTAGTTTAGTAGACGCTGCTAATAGTGCTTCTGATATTATGGCTAGTGGTGAAAAATACGAAATACACAGACCAATATTATTTCAAAACGTAGCTGCTGGATCTTTCTTACCAATAGAAGTCGATAGAATTTTTGCATTTGCAACTACTGCTGATGATATAATGGCAATATACTAGATTATGCCGTTAATAGGAACTAGAAACAATATTGTAAACATCGGTCAAATGACTGGTGCTGATACAGTGCTTGGTGCGTTTAATTTAAGAGCAGACTTTACTGAACTAACAGCTGATTCTACATTATTTTCAGCTGATGCTAACCAAATGTAATAAATAAAACATGGCTTTACAATCTATAAACATAGGTTCAAGTGCTAATGACGGAACTGGCTCTACGCTCAGGGAAGCATTTGACATTTGCAACGACAACTTCACGGAACTTTACGGTGGTACAACATCAGCCTTAGGATTTAAATCCGAAGGAACTAACTTCACAGGATCACTTTTAATCGGTCACAGTACTACAGGTGTAATTTCAAACGCAACTAATAACGTTGGTATTGGTATAGGTGCATTAAATGCTTTAACAAGCGGTGATAGTAATGTGGCTATTGGATTTAATGCAGGTACTGATTTGACAGAAGGAGTGTCTAATATATTGATAGGTAAAGATGCAGGCGAAAATATAACTACAGGTGATTACAATGTAGCTATTGGTCATGTTGCTTTAGAGCAGAGTACTGATGGTAATAAAAGTGTAGGTATCGGTGCTTTTTCTTTAAGACAACAAAATACTAGTGGAGATACTTATAATACAGCTATAGGTTATAACTCAGGTAAAGAAATTACAACAGGTACTGATAACACTATTATAGGAGGATTAGCTGGAGATGCGTTAACGACAGGAGCTTTAAATGTTGCTGTAGGTAAAGCTGCTTTAGGATCTGAAGACACAGGTAGCGCGAGTGTAGCAATAGGACACGCGGCATTAATGAATCAGGATGGTAGTGGTTCTATATATAACGTTGCTGTTGGACACAATTCAGGTATGTCTGTTACAACAGGAACTCATAACGTGTTATTAGGAGGATTAGCAGGTGATGCATTAACAACGGGTTCTGCTAATATTGCTATTGGATACGAAGCGCTTTCTACAGAAGATGGACATAGTCAAAACGTAGCTATAGGTTATCAAGCTTTAAAAATGTTGGATGCAGGTACAGCAGGTCTTAACGTTGCCGTAGGACATCAAGCTGGTACAGCGATGACAACAGGTATTTTTAACACATTAATAGGTAGTTTTGCAGGAGATGCTTTAACCGTTGGTAATTCAAATGTTGTGTTAGGTTATGATGCTTTATCAGCTGAACAACAAGGAGATAGAAACGTAGCTATTGGATACAAGTCACTACAAAGTCAAAATAATACATCTAGTGTAGATGTTTATAATGTAGCTGTTGGTTATGAGGCTGGTAAAGCGATGACAACAGGTACATTAAACACATTAATAGGTGGTCTTGCAGGTGATGCTTTAACAACAGGTAGTAGATCTGTAGCTATAGGTTATGAAGCTTTAAGCACTGAAGATACTGGAAAAAGAAATGTAGCTATAGGTTACCAATCTTTAAAAAATCAAAACTATGGTGACAATAATTATAACACAGCAGTAGGTTACGCTACTGGAAGCCAAATTACCAGTGGTTTAAATAACACATTGATAGGAGGTTTAGCTGGTGATGCATTAACAACTGGTGGAAGAAATGTAGCTGTTGGTTATGAAGCTTTATCAGCAGAAGATGAAACAGGTTATGCTGTAGCTGTTGGTTATCAAGCTTTAAGAGCTCAAAATGCTGGAGGTAATACTTATAATGTAGCTGTTGGTTATAATGCTGGAGAGTCTGTTACAACAGGTATTGAAAACGTAATAATTGGTGGTCTTACTGCAGATGCTTTAACCGAAGGATTTGCAAATGTAGCAATTGGTTATCAATCTTTAGGCGCTGCTACTATTGCTAACAATAATGTTGCTATAGGTGTAGATGCTTTACATGATAACGTTGCTGGAGATAGAAACGTAGCTATAGGATCAGAAGCATTAGAAAAAATGACTCAAGCTTCAACAACAGATACTTATAATACTGCTGTAGGATACAACGCTGGTAAACAAGTTACAACAGGAACTGGAAACACTTTAATAGGTGGTTTAGCAGGTGATGCACTTACTACAGGTATTCAAAATATAGCTATAGGTTTAACAGCTCTTACTACAGAAGATACGGGTAGTAAAAGTGTAGCTATTGGTACCGCTGCGTTACGAGACCAAAATTATGACGGCCATGCTTACAACGTAGCTATTGGACATGACGCTGGTGCATCTGTTACAACAGGTACTAATAATACAATTATAGGTGGTCTTGCGGGCGATGCGTTAACAACAGGGCAACATAATGTAGCTCTAGGTTATCTTGCTTTAAGTA